AAAACTGGTGATGGATCTTACAATAATCCTGTCTTGGTCACGACGACTAAAACTTCTGCGCGTGCTTTGTACTTGATGTTTTTCTGTGTTCCTCCAGGAGTTTCCCTATCCGACTGGACTAGTCTTAATCCTGTCGGTATAGCTTGGGAGTTGACTCCGCTGTCCTTCGTCGTGGACTGGTTTTTGAACGTTGGTAGGTATCTCGATGAACTCGAGACCTATATCAAGTTCGCAACTAGTTTTCGATTTGGACAGTTGACACTTTCTGGTCTGACCGAAACGATTTTAACAACTGATGGCGTTAGTGACATGGGTTTTACCTATTTCATTAACGGTGATCTTTCTGGCGGTACGGGGATTAATTCTCTCCATACCGTCTCTAAGTACCGACAAAGCCATCTGAATCGTTTAGTCTCAGGCTTTCCCTTTCCAAGTCTGCCTCGCTTTAATGCGAACCTCAATGGAAATAGGATCATTGACGCAGCTTCTCTCTTACAACAAATTCTTGTAAGAGGACTTCGCTGACATCTAACGATGTTACCTTTTAAACCATATTCATTTATATAGGACCAATAAAATGGCCGCAGCAGTATCGATCGTTATCAACGACGGTGCAACAACTCCAGTTGCACATACATTTACACCAATTGGGAAAGACGATAAGGGTGTTGTTTGGTTTGAACAAACAACACCTGCTCCGATCAACCCTATGGGAGCCAAACGTATAGGATATAAACAATCCCGTATTATGGATCCTCGTGGGCAATTGACCGGAATATCCCGCGTCACACTTACTTTAGCTCTTCCTTCTTTGGAAGTGTTAGGTAATAGTGCTTCGGGACTTACGCCTCCAGCAACACTGGCTTACACCGAGAAAGCTAGATGCGATTTCGATTTACCTGAACGCGGGTTAACTCAAGAAAGAAAAGACACTCGTGTCTTATTCTCAAATTTGTTAACTAACGCTCAGGTTGTATCGGCAATCGACTCTTTGCAAACTATTTATTAGTTTGTAATTTTCGCTTTCTTTACTCAAAGGAGTAAACATGAAAGGCAAAAAGCCCTCTCATGATCCTGTAATAGAATCCTTTAGGATCTATTGCAATAGTGTAAGTTCTCCATACTCACATAAGGCTTTAAATTTGTTACTTTCGAAAGATTATCTCGGAATAGCAAATTTGGAGATTAAACCTAGTGAATATGACAACCCGAGTGCTTTCGCCATAGATTATTCCATTTATTCTTACTTACGTAAGTATAGTGGATTTCCTGTGAAGGAAGATCTTGAAGCAAAAGCCCGATTCGATTTTGAGAAAATCGAATCACATTGCCTTGAAGTAAACCGTAGTTTTAAATCTGAACGTTGCTTTCGCAACGTGGAACGTTACCTTTCGGTGGCGTCTCGAAAAATCGGTCAGATATTAGGCTACTTTAATTATTCCAAGGTACTGTCTGGTTGTGATTGGGGCAACGGTGCTACTTCATCAATTTTGATGGAGAATGCAACGTTGGATAATAAAATTCTCGAACGTCAGATGTCTGTAACTCCTTCATGCTTAAAATATGCGAAAGCATACCTAACGCATGATCTCCATTGGGCTAGAGCTAGATTTGGGACTGATGTCCTAGGTCCTTGCTCTTATCTTAATGGTGAGTTCAATGTTGTCGAAGACGGACGCTTTGCGACAGTACCGAAGACGGTAAAGTCACTAAGATCCATCGATATACAACCTACGCTTAATCTTTTCTTTCAAAAAGGCGTTGGTAAATATATTAGACGACGTTTGCAGACATGTGGAATTGATTTAGACGATCAGTCTAAAAATCAAAAACTTGCTTCTGTTGCCTTCTCAAGGCAGCTAGCAACAATTGATCTAGCGTCAGCTAGTGATTCCATTTCTTCGTCAGTTGTTGAAACTTTATTACCTCCTGATTGGTTCGAATATTTAAATGATATTCGAACAAAATCTATCAGGGTTGATAACGTTTCCCGAATGTTGAATAAATTCTCAGCAATGGGAAATGGTTTTACATTCGAATTAGAATCACTAATCTTCTATGCGGTTTGTTTCGCCGTTCGTGAGATTGATGGCTCTAATGACAACGTAATCTCCATTTATGGAGATGACATCATTGTTTCTCAATCTATTGCTGGCCGTGTTATCCACGTCCTGCAGCAACTTGGATTCTTCATTAATATGGAGAAAACATTCACTGAAGGAGCTTTTTATGAAAGTTGTGGAAAACATTTCTTCAACGATGTTGAAGTTACACCAGTATATCAGAAAGAGGTCTGTCATGATATTCCTTCTTTGCTACGCGCTGCTAATCGCCTTCTTAGGCTATCAGCTGTGCTTGGCAGGGGAGTGTACCTTGATCAGAGATGTCAAGAACCTCGTCGCAATTTTATCAAGCATATGAGTTTAAAAGGTG